CTCTCTTCAACCGGGTTAACGCCCTGACGGAAATTCGAGAGCTGGATGTGAAAGTGAAACCGTATCGTGATGAGGATAATACCTTGCACCATACGGAGAAGCAGACACATACTGTTCCGGTTATTCCGTACATCGACCATGCCAATTCAGCACATCGTGCGAAAATTGAGCAACACGTCGAGTGGTCGCTTGCTGACGCAGTTCCTGATATTGAAGATGGGTTTTCTTTACCCGTCTTTATGGCAGAGATCTTCGAGCTGAAGGCGTTATTCCGAAATGTAGTCGCTATTGTGACTAAATTTCCGGAACATGCCAAGAAGCTATGGAAGAATCCTGCTAAGGAACTTGGTCAGGGCTACCTATCCGCCATTTTTGGGTGGATTCCTCTTGTGCAGGATCTTGAAACGATCTTGACCCGCTTAATCCTCTTGCAAACAGATATTGACAAGTTGATTGAGCAGGAAGGGACCGTTTTAACACACCGGTACAAGAAGAGCCTACATCCTGAAACTTTTCAGGATGCCACGTGGTTTCAGGAATCTCAGCCTATCACAGTAGATGAAACATCTGCTGGGATACCGCTGAAATGTCCCTTAAGTGTGGGTGTGACGGGAACAAACTCTACTACTCAAACGAGTACAGAGTTCACTTCCGATTATACCTATACTGAAACCAAATCTGTGGAAGACCTCGTATTCCATGGAACACTTAGGTACCGCTACTCACTAGGTGAGGAGTGGCAAGCCCAGTTTAAGGAGTTATTTCTTAAACTGGACAGATTCGGTATCAATCTCTCAGTTTCTGATATCTGGGAAATTATACCGTTCTCCTTCGTGATCGATTGGGTGTACGATTTCGGCTCCCTCTTGGAGAATTTCGATTCGAAAAATCTCCCCGTAGAAGTAGAAATTTTAGACTACTGCTATTCCTATAAGTATAGGTATAGCGAGACCATCAACTACCAGGATATCGATGATTATAATTGTCGACTTGATGTCGATAAGATCACCGATTTGGTCGCTGATGAGGATTGGAATGGTCACGATCGCAATGATCCTGAACATCGCCTATCCGCCATCCATGAAGGTTCGCTCCCATCTCGCGGAGTAAATCGTCATGAAAATGGTATGTCTCTCTACAAACCCCCAGCATATAGTAATCCTACTCAGAAAATCGAGATGGATTGCTACTTGCGTAGACGTAAAAACGTCTCGCTTAATCTGAAGAAGCTCTTTCCGGACTTGCGCCTCCCTTCGGGGAAGCAGTTCGTGATTGGAGCAGCTCTGCTAACTTCCCGTTGGAAGTAGCAAGGGTAAACCGCCTTTTTAAGGCAGAAGGAGGTCGCCGATGTTTTCGGATCCTCTTGACGCGCACAAAGACACCGCAGGAGCAACTCCTGCGACTCGAGCTTATGACCGTCTACCGGCTAAAAAGATTGGTGAAACAATCTATCAAGCCGCGACGCATAATGTCGGGAACGCAGAGTTGATCCGCATTGCCCACATGGATGTGGGCAGCGGGTCCAAAGCGCGTAAGCGCCATCTGGTGGAGGTTTCGGCCCCACCTCAAGATAGCGCATCTACGGATGATCATAGCCGAACTTGGGCTAAGATCCAAATGGTCATCGATATTCCGAATGATTTTAATGATTATTCGGATGCAAAAATCGAGACCATGTTTGAACAGTTTACCGGACTGATCCGTGGGAACTCTGTAAACGACGCTACTGTAGCGATCGATTACGACGAGTTCTTCCGGCCATTCCTGGCAGGCCAGGCATAAACTATGCCTGTATTCCTGAAGGTTATCCAAGCAATTGGTGTAACCTTTCGACTGTTCGTCCTTTTCAAGAGGACGAGATCCACTTGGCGGCTGAACGGAGACCTTCAAAATGACAAAGAAGAAGAAACATCTTCCTCGTCGAAGGAAACCTGAAAAGTCGGATGAGTTATCCCTCTACAGGGAGCTCATTCTCCAACTCTTAAGGGACGCTGCGATAGCGTGCCATCTCCAGCCTTCTTCTTTTGAAATGGATCGAAAGACCATTATCAAAAGATCCTCCTCTGAAGGGCTACCGTTTTTTACGGTAACTCTTCCTTCACTCGGTAAGTGTTTAGACAAAACGCTTAGCAGTGATAGAGCACTTGACGCTTCAGATACTTCTTTTAAACTTTCAAAGAAGTATAAAGGGCGGCCGGTATTTCTGGCTAGCCTCTGGCATCTCGTGCTGGACGAGGAGGGACTGGTGCGCGACCGGGGAGTTAACATCCCCCGGCAAGTTGCAGCAGTAAGAGCCATACGGCAGATTTGTTTTCTGCTGTATAAATTGGAGGAAGAACATAGTGAAGAAACAGTAAACCAAGTCCTGTCTGATTTCGTCAGAACGGACATGGAGCTGCCGGAGGTGGAACAGAAGGTCCCACTATCTCCGAGAGCACAAGCAGTTATAGACAACGCTCGTGTTCTTATCCACTATGCCTTACGCTCAGGCCAAAATTGGCTTGAGATTAAGGACATCACTCCAAGACATGGTCCAGGAGCTGTGTCAACCGGTGAAAAGGTGTACGAAAAACCTTATTTTCGTCGCACTTATGAGCAGTTGGAGGAGGAGTATCCGTTCGCGGACTACTTCTTCTACAATTACTCTCACTGGGTTGACTCCGTAGAGTCTGGTGCTGAAGTGGAATCACTGCAGCACGGGGTGGCTAAAATTGTTTTAGTCCCCAAAGACTCACGAGGTCCGCGCATTATCTCAATGGAACCACCTGAATTTCAGTGGATCCAGCAAGGTATCCTAGCTAATCTAGTTTCATTACTAGAAAGGCGAGGAAATCCTTGTGCTGGGTATGTTAATTTTACATCCCAGGAGGTAAATCGCAACCTAGCTCTGACAAACTCCTTCCATGGTAAGTTCAATACTTACGACATGAAGGAAGCGTCGGACCGTGTCTCCGATTGGCTAGTAAAAAAGATATTCCCGACGGATATCTACGATGCACTTAGTGCTTGTAGATCCAAGGAGACTATCTTGCCAAACGGGCACGTGCAAAGGCTTAGGAAGTTCGCGCCAATGGGATCAGCAGTATGCTTTCCCATCGAGGCGTTGACTTTCTGGGCCCTAGCAGTGGGCTCTTGTGTAGACGTTCGATGGAAGGGTGATCTTAACGATCTACCTCCTGTCTTCGTCTACGGGGATGACATAGTTGCGCGTCAGCGCGACTATGAATCCTTCGCCCCTGTCTTCAATGAGCTGTTTTTAAAGTTCAATGAAGAAAAGTGCTCGACCGGCCGATTCTTCCGAGAATCGTGTGGGCTTGACTCATTTAAATTACATGAAGTCAACCCAATCCGGATTAAAGCACCGTGGCGGGGGATCGGATCCCCAGCTGCCACCCTATCATATATAGACTATGTTAATAGTTTAAGTGATAGGGGTTATGCGCATGCAGCAAAGTTCTTGCTGCAGCGTGTAACCCAAGAGCTCGGGCCAATTCCAGTTACGAATAGGAAAGACCACTCTGGTCCTTACTTATATCGTAATTGGTCAAATGGTCTGACGCGGCAGTACCTTTTTAGTACGTTTAAGCATCGCTACAATGCGAAGCTTCAGCGCACAGAGGTTAGACTGCCTAACGTCATTACCCCCATAACTATTAACTATGGGAGTCCGGGCTGGGAAGAATTACTCCGAGTTCACGTCCTTAAAGGGGCCTCCAGGTCCTTTTTCGGTAGTGCCTCGGATCAAATTCTTCCATGCAGCTACACGCTTCCCAGACGCGTCAAGTCTGGGTGGAAGTGGGTGGCGGTTACCGCCATCCATAGGTAGTCTACCTACAGCTGTGAAGCTGAAGGTTTGACTACCGTTTGGGGGGTTACGTTACCCCCAGGCAGAGTATTCCATGCAAC